ACGTCGGTCAGGAAGTGCTGACCCGGCGCCCACTCGTTCGCCGTCCTGATGGAGGCGAAGCGCGCCTTCACGGCGTCGACGATCTGCTGGCGCTTCGAGCTCACTGCTTCCTCAGGTGGAGGGTCGTGAAGCCCGCGCCGTCGTCCTCCGGCGGCGCGGTCACGGTGTAGACTGCCGCCCCGACGGTCAGCGTCCAGTTGCGCTGCGCGTCGCCGAGGTCGGCGGTCGCGCCGGCCGCGCGGGGCGTGGCCGTCGTGACGCGCCCCTCGCCGAGCAGCGTCTGCTCGTCGGTGGGCGTGCCCACGATGACGATCGCCGTGCGGACGGTCGTGCCGTCCTGGCGCTTGAGCACGGCCGCGACCCCGAAGTCGCGCGTGTCAAAGAACTGCCGGGGGTCTTCGGCGAACACGCCCTAGCCCCTCGGCCGGGCGGGCTGGCGCGGCGACGTCGCGGCGGGCGTCTCGGCCGGCTGCGCGCCCCCGCCGTGCTCCCGGTCCTGCTCCCCGTCCTGGCCCTCGTCGGCGTCGACGCCGCGGTTGCTCTGGATGAGCGGCTGCGCGAACCAGTCGGGCAGCACGTGGGTCTCGCCGGGCAGGAGGTCCCGGCCCTCGAAGATCACGCCGCCCGTGATACGCACCCTGATTCTCTTCTCGCCTCTGGCCATGACTTCGCCTCTCGTGTTGATGATCTGCACGTGCGCCCCTGTGAAGGCTTCTTACTTCGTGCGCGCCCGCGCGCCGCTCGCGCCGCGCGCGACAAAAAATCTCGTTAAGAGATCGCGGCCCCGCCGGAGGCGGCGGGGCCGGCCCGTTACTTGAGCGCGTCCTTGACGGCCGCGAACGCCTCGGCGATGCGCGCGAGGATGTCGACCATCTGGAAGCTGGTGACCTCGATCATGCCCTGCTTCTTCAGGCGGAACGGGTCGACGATCAGCTCGAGGGCGCCCCACTCGCCGACGAGGAGCTGCTGCCAGACGCCGAGGATGATGGCGTGGCAGATCGACGACGAGCCCTTCGTCAGGGTCGAGGGGACCTGCATCGACGCCTCGGCGCGGTAGCCGTTCATCTCGTCGCCGCGCCAGACGGCGAGCCCGTTCGAGGAGGAGAACTCCTGCGTCTTCTTCAGGCGGCCCTTGATGCCGGGCGTCGATAGGTAGGCCGGCTCGCCGACCATGCCGTTGGCCTCGCCGATGGCCGTCTCCAGGTCGACCACGTGGTCGTAGGTCGGGTTGCCGCCGTTCGTGCCGATGGCGACGAGCCCGACGCCCGAGGTGTTGAGGATGCCGGTCGGCTGGTTAGACGAGCCGGAGCCGGCGATGGCCGCCGCGTCGATGGCGAGCGCGTGCACCTGCGCGAGGTCTTCGCGGACGAAGTTCTCGACGTCGATGACGGCCTGCACCAGGAGCTGGCGGCTGAAGCTGGTCGACGCCTGGAGCGTCTTCGGCGAGAGCGACTTGGTGCCCAGCGTCGCGTTCGACTCCGAGACGTCCGAGCCCGAGTTCTCGCCGACCCACGTGGCCGTGGCCGCGCCGGTCTGGCGGGGGAAGGTGATGGGGCCGCGCAGTCCCGTGAGCATGCGCGCGCCGAGCGCCGCGACCTTCATCTGGTTGCGCAGCATGTCGATGAACTCGCCCGGCTCGTCGAACTTCACCTCGGCGCCCTTCGTCGACGTGCCCGAGTCCAGGCCGGCGCGGGTCTCGACCTTCTGCCCGCCGAAGCGGGTGGCCACGAGGACGCCGCCGCGGCGCTTGTAGTTCTCGGGGAGCTGCTTCTCCAGCTCGTCGTGCACCTCGCGCTCCAGGCCGTCGAAGTTGCCGTCGGCGAAGTTCACGATGGCGCGGGCGATGGAGTACTGACCGCGCTCCCTCTTCGAGAGGTCGACGTCGGCCGTGACGAGCGAGCGCGTCTGCTGGTCGACGAGCGCGGCGTGGGCGTCGCGCTTGAACTCGTCGAGGCTCTTGCCCGCCGCGAAGTACGTGCGCGCCATCTCCTCCTGGCCCAGGAACCGGCCCATCTCTTCGAACTGTTTGATTTCGTCCATTGTCGTTCTAACCTCGATTGTGTGGTTGTCGGCGCGCTCCGAGCCTTCGCCCTCTTCCCGCTGCCTCTCTCCCGGGGGGTTGCACACGTCGCACCCCGCCCCCTCGCACCCCTCGCAAACCTCTTCGCGCTCCTCGCGCTCGTCCTCTTCCACCGCCTCGTCGTCGTCGTCCAGCGAGCGCCCGACGCCGACGGTGATGTCGGCCGGGATCGAGACGATGGAGCCCTCGAACAGCTCCCACTTCCGCGAGCGCCAGACGGGGATGCCGTCGATCACGGCCTCCGGCTTGTCGTCCACCTCGTGAACCACGAAGCCGCCCGAGGTGCAGGGCGGTTGCCCCGCGGCCAGGTCGTCCTTCACCTCGTCAAAAATCTCGCTGGCGTAGGGGCGGCGCGAAAAGCGCGCCGTCACGCGCAACACCTTCCCGTCCGTCTCCGGGGCGCTGAGCCTGCCCAGCCTGAGCGTGCGGTCGTGGTTTTCGAGCAGCGGCGGCGCCGCCGCGCGCACGCGGTCGAGGACGATGGACGCGGGCGAGTGGTCGAGGACGAGGTAGCCGAACCCGTGAAAGATGGGCTCGTCGGACGTGATGGCGAGCGGCACGGTGCGCGACTCGTCGTCCACGCCCTCCGCGCGCTGGACGAGCGTGAACGCCCGCACCTGGCGCTGGCCGATCAGTTGCTTAACGTCCGTGAAGGTCTTCGACTTGGCCATAAAAGAATTTCGCGGGCGCGGCGGACTGCTGTCCCCGGTCGCCGGCGAATATCGCACAGCCCGCGGAATTATTTTTTGAGGGGTGTTTGCTCCTCGTCCTGCTCGCCCCCGCCGGGCTGCCCGCCGGCCGGAGGCTCTTTCGCGTCGGCCTTCACGGGCAGGCCGTTCTTTTCGAGGAGGTCGTTCTCGTTCTTCAGCTTGGCGACGATTTCGGGGAAGCTCTCGCCCTGCTCGCCCGCGACGTCCGTGCGCGTCTCCAGCGCGTTGTCTATCGCCATCAGCGAAGCCTTCATGTCGTTGAGCGGGTCGACCCACGGCCAGCCGCGCGGCCGCCAGAGCGGCGACTTGAGCCGGTCGTACTCGCGCGGCCCCACGCCCTCGATGCCGCCGACGGCGACGCTGGAGCGGAGCCAGGCGCGGTAGACGGTGCGGCAGAAGTGCTCGACGACGAAGGACTGGATGATCCGCCACTGGCTCCGTTCGTCGAGCAGCCCCGCCCGGATCGAGCTGTAGTTGACGCCCTCCAGGTCGTTCCCCAGCGACACGTAGGCCACGTCGACGGTCGTCGCGATGGAGCGCAGCATCCACTTGGCGAAGGCCGGGCCGTTCGCGTTCGGGTGCTGCGGGTCGAACGTCTCGACCTTGTAGCCGGGCGGCAGCTCCGTCGACATGCCGGGCTCGATCTCTTCGAGGAGCGGGGCGTCTACCGCCTCGTCGCCGTCACCCGCGTAGCCGCCCTCCTCGTCGCCCTCGGGCGGGATGAGGAAGACGCCCTTGCACGCTTCGAGCCTGGCCGCGATGACCTCCGCCTCCTCGTAGCCGGCGAGCATCTTCAGGCGCAGCATGGCCGCGTGCGTCCAGGGCACGCCGCGCGTCTGCGACTCGTCCTCGTTGACGACGAAGCAGTGGATCATCTGCGAGGCCGGGACGGGCGTGCGCCGCTGCGCGTCCTCGCGCTCCGGGTAGAGGTAGTCGTACGAGGGGGGCGTGAGCCAGTAGTTGACGGGGCGGTTGTACTTGTCCACCTCCACAGACATCAGCACGCGGTTGCCGTTCCCGAGGCGCGCGTTGAAGGTCTCGTCGAGCCACGCCACGTCGATGAACTGGAGGGTGAAGCCGAAGGGGTTGTCGGCCGCGAGGATGCGGCACAGCGCCTCGCCGTCGCGGGCGAGGGTCGTGACGAACAGGTGCTGCTGGTCGAGCCAGGAGAGGCGGCCCGAGGCCGAGGCGGTCTCCTTGTGCCCCCACTCCGCCCACGCCCGCTCGACCCGGCGGTTCAATTCCTCGTCGAGTTCTTCCGCGCCGCCGGCGCCCGGGCGCGTGGCGGTGGCCTGGAGCTTAATTCCGCCGTGGCCGATGACGTTCGTCCTGACGAGCGACAAAAACTTCTTCACGTGCGGGTTGTTCTGCGCGAGGTCGCGCGAGCGCTCGCGCAGCCGCCGGAGGGACTTGCGCAGCTCGGCGTTGGCGGAGACCGCGGAGGTCGCGAAGTCGGCCGTGAGCCGGTTGACGAGCGCCGCCTGGTAGGCGCGCTTGTGGACGCGGCCGCGATTGCGCTCCGTCTCCAGCTCGGCGCGCGCCGCCTCGACGTCGGCGCGCAGGCGCGCCTGCTGCTCGTCGCGCCGGCGTGCAGCGACGACCTCCGACATGGAAGGCAACTGTAAATTTAGTCCATTAATCATCACGCCCCCTTAAACTCCGCGAGGTATGTTTTGAAGGCGCGGCCGCCCCGCCGCCGGCCCGCCCCGCGCAGCTCGCGGCCGTAGAGCTGCGCGTACGTCTTGCGCAGCAGGATCAGGTCCGGGATGGGGATGCGCTTCAGGCTGCGCGAGCCCGCGCCGGTGTCGATCACGTACTCCTGCTGGTCGAGCGTGGCCTTGCCCTCGATCATCGCGTCGATGGCGTCGAGGATGCGCTTCGCGCGCGAGCGCGTGTCGACGGCCGTCTCGGCCGACGCCGTGGCCAGGCTCGCCTCGACGACTGACGTCCCGTCGTCGACGAGGTACTTCTCGCCCGCCTTCGAGACCCACGCCTGCCAGGTCAGGTCGCCCGCGCCGAGCGGCGTCGTCGTCGCCGCGGCCACCGTCACGGCCCAACTTGAGCCGTCGGCCGTCGCCGCCGCGTCGAAGCCCACCCCCGCCGCGGAGCGGAAGTGATAGTCGAGCTGCCACCCGTCGGCCGCGCTAAAGTCGGCGAGCGACTTCGTCCACCGGAGGGTTTCGCCGGCGACGAAGCGCGCGGGCTCGTGGTCGGGGATGACGCGTGACATAGCCTTCTACCTCCAGCCGTCCTTGAATCCGCCGGCCGGGCGGCGCGGCTTGCGCGCGCGCGGCCGCTT